ATCGTCTTGTGTTACATAAACAGTATGAGTAACGTCTGTTCCACTACCGTTTGTCATTATAAGTTTTGATTCTTCTGACCAAGTACATCCACCAGTATCTGTGCTATTGTTTATTTTATTTGGGGAAGCTCCTTGATATACCCAAGAACACGCATTGTTTCCAATTACACGATAGGGAAGTACTAATCCTTCTACATCAAAAGGTGTTGTTAATTCAAAAGATATTTCTATTGCATTTAGTTGTTCGATTCTATCTATAATAAAAATTTGCCTTGGAAACTCTACTGGAGTATTGCCTGATCCTGTATCTGCTGACCCATCTTTTAAATATTTTCGTAAAGTTTTTCTTCTATATAATTTCTTTCCTATAAGATCATCAGGCTCTAGACTTCCAAGTGCATCTCCAAAAGTACTTAATATATTTGCAAAAGTAATAACAGGTCTTGCTGCTGCTCCTTTACTTTTTACTTCGAATCCTTCCGCCTGAACAGGAATAGCATCATATGTATTTAATTGACTATTGTTATCGTAGTCATACATTTGTACATTTGATAAATCTATATCTTCACCACGAGTAAAGTAAGCACGACTTGAACCATCTTCATCAAGTGCTATTTCATATAATACAACTAAACCTGATTCTTCTTCAAGAGATTGTAGCTCTTTGATTGCAATTTTTTCCGTCATGCTTCGTAAACTCTCTTAAATGTTGCTGTCAAACTATAAAAATTATCATATGCCCAGGTTTGATTCCATTGAGCGCAAGTACACTTTATAGTTTCTGTGCTTGATCCTGCGTTACTATCTTCAAGATCGAATCGAAATTTAGTAACTCCTCCTAAAGATTCAAAGAAAGCTACAAGATCATCTATTTCTGCTTTTGGTCGAGTAGAAAAACTTACACTTATATTTTGCTCGAGATTATTGATTCCATCCGCAAGTCGTTGTTCATAGCCATCACCAAAAGTTATTGTATGAATTTTGGGCTTACTATCACGTTTTAGTCCTTTATCTGGTTGTACAGGTCCGCTAAACCCTGTGATATTTGATCCATCATTTTGCATTATTCCAAAAGCCATTTATTAACCCCCACCTAATACGCCACCTGGACGTTTTTCTCTTTGTAATGTTTCCATAACTGCTGCTTGAATAGCTACTCCAAGTGCTTGTCCTTGTCCCATGTCTCCTGTGCTACTTGCATTTCCACCTGCATCTACATTAATTACTATATTATTTGTTCCTGCTCCTCCACCTGTCATTTCTACAGGAATAGTTCTTCCATCAGGTAAAGGAACAACTGCTTCATTATAGCGTCCTTCTCCAACCATTATTGTAGGTTGAGTAGCAATTCCACCAGTACCAAAACGTTTTTTACCTACTGAAGTATAACCTCCAGAAGCCATTCCACGAACAGGCATAATGCCTCCATTTGCAAATCCTAAAAAGCCTGTTACAGATGCTGCCATTCTCATTGCGGCTATTTTTGCCATTTCTTGTAATACTAATGTTGCTAAAGATTTAAAAGCATCTTTTGCGGTCATACTTCCTTCTGCGATTTTAACGAACATATCTTCAATACCTTTTGAGAATGTATCTTGTATTCTACCAACTACTGATACTGAACGAGCATATTCTTGAGATTGAAGTTGTAATATTTCTAATTTTTTCTTTTCATCTTCCATTGCTTTTTTGTTGGCTTCGGTTGCTGTTTGTTGATATGCCAATTCTTTTTCTCGAACGGTTGCTGTTTGGTTCATAATATTAAATCTAAACTCTTCATTTTTGATTCTTTCTTTTTCGAAACGAGAAGCTGCATCACTTCGTCCCCCTACTCTTGCAGAATCTGCTTGAGTTTGTAATAATCCTGCGCTTGATGTAGTTCGTAAGTTTTGAATTGCTTTGATTGACCCAAAAATTTCTTGAATTGCTTTATTCATATCCTCTGGACTCATACCTTCTGCTGGATCTCCAAATAATCGTTGATAAATAGCTCCTACTGTTTCTTGTTGTGTTTGATCTAACGTTTCACCTAATGTGCCTACTTGAGTTATTAAATCTTCCATAGGATCAGATTTATTAAATATACTAGAAAATTTGCTTTCGAAAGCATCCAAGCTACTGTTTAGAGTATTAAATGCTGCTGTAGTTGCGCCTGCTTCTCCTGTTCTACCTAAAATCATTTCGAAAATTTTATCAATACTCATAGTATCTTTATTCTTTAAAATTTTTGCGAAAGTTTCATCAACAGTTGCTAATTTACCAATAATTCCATCTTTTCCAAATATAGATTCTTCTAGCTTAGCAAGATCTTCTGCTCCTGCAAATCCAGGACCTTGTGCAAAGGAAGCATCTAGAAGGTCTTTATAATCCTTAAATATTGCATCAACACCAGAGCTAGAGATCATGGCTTCCATTTGTTTTAAAGAAGCTCCTTTTCCTGTCTTAGCTTCTTGTAACTCCATTGATTTAAAAAATGCGGAAACTTCATCTGCAGTTGATTTTGCTCTTTCACTTAACTCTTTAAAATCTTCTTTAACTTTTGCGATTGCTCTATTTTTACTTGCAACTCCCTCTAAACTCTTTCCGAACTCTTGTACTTTTCCGCCTGCTATTTCCGCTCCTTTACCGACTAAGTCTAATCCTCCTCCTAAGAGTCCTCCAATAAAAGGTAAGTCTCTCACTTTATCTGCGATATTTTGAAAAAATTCTCCAATTTTACTAATCATTTTTCCAATACCTTTTGTTACATTATCTAGATTCTGACCTAGACTTCTTACTCCATCAATAACAAGAGTAATAATTCCAACAAAAGCAATGAGTGATAAAGCTCTGTTTATTCCTCTTGCTGCAAATTTTGTAACTGTAACCATTCCCATCATAACGCCTTTAAATGCTGTTCCCATCCCAAAAAATAATACTTTTGCAGTAGAAGTGAAAACCTTTAAAGTTCCTGTTGCAACTTTACTAAAAATACTTGTTTCTGCTTGCATTTGTTTCATTGCTCTCTTAAATGATCGTACTCGCTTAATATCTTCGCCTGCAAAAATACCTGTTACTATTTTTCCATGTTTTTTATATTGAGCTTCAGCATTTTTTAACGAAGTGTTTAGTCCTGCAGCTTGTTGTCTACTTAAATTTTTTCCTTTTTGCAGTGCTTGAATACCTGCAGATTTTCCAGCTGCTGCACTTGTAAGTTCCCCTGCTTGTCCTTTTAATCTTGCTTTTGCCGTTCTTGTTTGCTGTATTCCTTCTCCGATTCCTGCAAAAGAACTTTTCATATCTCCAAACGCGGTGGCTGCTCCTGCTCCCATCCTTCCCATCATACTATTACTAATACTTTCATTCATTTGCTCAATACTTGGTATTACAGATTTTGTAATGCCTGTTACAAAAAGTGCAAGTGCAGCAATCGCTGATCCAATATTATTTGAGAAGAATCCTCCGAGTGCCTCTGCAAGAGGAGTAATGGCTAACATTGCTGAATCTTTTAAGTCCATAAAAGTTGCTATGAGTTGGTTGAATTGGTTGACAGGAACTGCATCTGCTACAGCTCCATATTTTGATTCTGCTTGTTCTAGTACTTCATTAAGTACTGCTTGTGATTTTTCGAAAGTTGTAAGGTCTTTTGCAGTTTTATTTAAACGCAATGCATACTTTTTAGTAGCAGGTTCTAATCTAAGTATAATACCTAATTCGTCTAGTAATTCTGGTTCTGCTTTTGTGACACCTCGTACTAATCTGTTTAAGGAATCTTCAAAGTTTCTACCAAGAGCTGTGGATGCTCCTTTGGCTGCTTTTGCAAGTCTTGACATTTGTTCTTGTCCAAAACCTGCTGCTAACATTATTTGTGATTGCTGTGCGGCATTACGAAAGTCTATCTGAAATCCAGTAGCTTTTTGTAAATTTTTTGCTAAAGAGTTTACCATAGTACCAGTAGAAGCTGCAAAGGCTCTCATACCTTCATTTAATACACGAAAGTCAGAAGCTTCTGTTAATGCTCTAAATACAGCACTTAATGCAAATAACTGAGCAGCAAGAGTAGCATAAGCAGGTACTAAACCACCTGATATACCTTGAGACATTTTTGAAAAGTTTTTTGAAGCATTAGAAGATGCTTGTGCAGCACCTTTTAATTGTCTATCAGCTGTTGCAGCTGATTTTCCAACTTTATCTATGTCTTTTGCACTTTTTTTCGCTTTTGCACCGACAATTTTTAAGTTATTATTATCGTCGATTACTACTTTTCCTACAACCTTAAAGTCTGCCATTTATCCTCTTACGTTTATACCAGGATTTTTTCCTGCCTTTGCTTTGTTTTCACTAGCTTTTCTTTTTCTTTCTAATTCTTTATTTACTTTTTCTGAATATCGGGCTTCTATATTTTTTATCCAAAAAATACAGTCTTTTTTATTTTCTACGTCCCAAGTTTCTAAAAGTAGGGAAAGGGAAGAATAATCCTTACCCATGTAAGAACCGCTCATACCATCCCATCTATCGGGTAAAAGGTTATGCAATAAAAAAGCCACCTGAACTTCAGAAGGATAATCTTCCATAGCTGGTGGCATTTCGTCAAAATCAGGATCTACTCCTCTCTGTTCACATAAGTCTAAATATGTGTCTAGTTCGAGTTGTCCATCTTTGTATTGTTTATCAAGTAACGATATTATTTGTGTTACTTGACTCTGGTAAAATTTTCTAAATCACCTGTTACTTCTGTAACCCAAGTGTCAAAATCAGCCGCATTTTTCATCAGCGTTTCTGCATTTTCTTGAGAAAATAAAAGTTCATCTTCGGGATTAAGACCACTAATGTCCACCAATAGAAGCTCTTCGAGGTAAGAATATTTTAAGCCTTTCCATCCCTTAATTACAGCTTTTACGTACTCTACTAAAAACTTGTCTTCATCAAGTTGTTCTTCAAATGCTCGTGTTTTACGATTAAATTTTTGAGATACACAACGATTTCGTAGTTTTAATAGTTCTTCTCTTGCTAAATAGCAAAGGTCGACTGAAAATCCAGACATTCCTGGATAGTCAACTGAAACTGTTTTGCTTGGAGTTAATAAACTCGCTAGTGTTACTGATTTGTTTTCTTGTTCTGTCATTCTGTTTCCTGGTTAAAAGAGGGAGGGTTTCCCCTCCCGCTAAATTAATTATTATGTTACTGCTGGTCCTACAAACTCCATTGTTATTTCGTCTGTTGCATCAACTGAAGTTGGTAAAGCATGG